TTCATCCATAAAGCCCAGTCATCTAGAATAGACAGTAAGCGTTCCATACTAATCATATCTACCTAACGTATAAGTTATGCTTTCCCCAAATGTTTCTCGTGTAGTATTGTGCTGCAAGTTATGTTTAGCATCATCTGCGTTATGAATTGTAATGCTTTTTATTTGGTCATCTGTAAAGTTTACTGTGTGTCCAAATATAGACTGTAGTGGATGTGGTTGTGGAATGTAGTAGTGCATAAGTCTATTATCGTTATCTTTAAATGCGTGTACATGTCCTTCCATCTTCATAGCTACAAGCAAGTTTTTAATAGTGTGATAGTTAGCGTCTACATGTTCAGCTATTGCTTTTATAGTTTTAGGCTCTGTAAGATAAGCTATTATTTTATCTTTATTACTCATGATACATCCTTAATTTTACAATGCCATTTTTTCTTATCGTCTTGATGCCAACCATGTACATGAATAGTCCAACCAGCATCACGAACATAACCTACGTTTTCATGGTCTGCTATCTTCTTTACTCTAGCTGACATATTTGTTGCTGTGGTTGTTTGCACAGCTAATGTTTCTTTTCCTTTTAATGCTAGTATGTCTATAAAACCAAATAAATCTTGACGTATTCTAGCATAACTATTCCAATGCTCTGTAACCCAACATGTGTATCCTTCTTCTCGTAACTTTTTAAGACTTAATTGCGTTGGGCTAGTTGCCATTAAATTGACTTTCGTTAGGTTTAGATATTCCGTCTATAAATCTTTTCTCTACATTACCTGTAGAACGATTAAGTTCGTATTCATAAGCGTGTGGTGATACGTCATCACTGTTCTTTTTCTTTTTAAATATCTTATCCCAATTATCTTGTGCTTCTTGTTCAGAAATTAATAATGGTCTTTTTCCAGAACCTTTATTCATTTATTTTACTCCTAAATGTCCGTTAGTAAATAACCATCCTATAGTTTTTCTATGTGCTTCTTCCCATGCTGCTATTCTATCATGTTTATCTAATGATTTGTCATTATCTATCATGTGGTGACATTGGTGGCATAATGCTGCAATTCTAAAATCGTTTGCTTTTATGCCAGTTCCTTTGCCATCTCTTAATTGATTGCTATGAGCTGCACAAACTGTTCCATCTTCTATTGAACACATCATACATGGAGCTTCTCTAACAATCTCTAATAATTTTTTATTTCTATAGTTCATTCATGTTCCTAAAGATATGTGCAATAACATCTACAGTCCATCCGTTACCAAGCATTTCTAATCTTTTATTTGTTGCTACACAATCTGTATAATTGTCTGGAACAGTTTGACACCTTTCTGCTTCTATTGGATGTAATCTTCTGTATATGTCTTTGTCATAATCTAACAATATATTTAACTTATTAGATGGATGTGCTTTTGGTAAGGTGCAAATTTTTCCTTCTTTGTAATATGCTCTGTCTTGTTGTGACCAATACTGCTTTCCTCTTAAATCCCATTTAACATAGTTTTTAGTTCTTTTCTTTGTATTCGTTATCCTAATATCAGTAAAAACTTTATAGCTATCATCATAAATAATATCTTTTAACAAAATACCTTTATCTTTAGGTTGCTCAACATCTGGTATGTTAGTCCAATATAATCTATTTCTATTTTGAGCTGATACTAAAGAACTATTAATTGCTATAGGCTCTATCCAATTTAAATGCTCTGTAATAACATCTTGATATTCAGTTTTCATTCTGACATTTTCAAGTAAAAAATACTTTGGATTAGTTTCTTTAAACAATCTAACAAACTCAAAAAACAATGCACTTCTTGGGTCGTTAAAGTTTAATTGTTTACCTGCAAAACTAAATCCTTGACATGGGCTACCACCAATAAGTAAATCTATTTTAGGTAATTCACTACCCTTTACTTTTGTTACATCTCCAATATGAATTGTATTTGGAAAATTATGTTTAGCCACTTTCATTGAAGCAGGTTCTATTTCAGATGCAAAGTAATTATCTACTTTAAATCCTAATTGGTTTAATGCTATCTGTCCACATGACATTCCGTCAAATAATGATAATACGTTCATTTAGTAATCCCATCCCCAACCCATAGTCTGACCCCATACCTCTATCTGTTGCTGGTATTCTGTCATCTCACTTGTGGTTAGTTTAGTTGTTGACTTTATAAGTTCTACAGGCATACCTGCAATTTCTGTTTGGTAGCGTAAGAATTTATATCCCATGAGTTCATGTATCTTATCTTTCTCAATGCCTAAATGGTTTCCTATGCTTGAATACAATTCCCATAGTCTTTCGTTTTGCTCTAGACTACGGTTAAGTTTTGCATCTGTTACTGTTACACGCCAGCGTTTAGTAAAGTCAAGATTTTTTAGCTTCTCTATAAGCTGCGGTAAGTTGTCTTTGGTTAGCGACCACTTTATCATCTCTCCATCCTTTCGTTTTAAATACTTGTCCGTCTTTAGAAGTTGCTTTGTATTGAATGTCATCTCCGAATAACTTTTTACAACGCTTAATAAATTCATTTATGGTCATGGCGACTCCTTGTATCGTAAACCTTTATTATCAAAATAAAATCCCCAACTACCTTCCACCGGATAATTCCGTTGCTTTTGTAAGTATACTACACAATCAGGAACACCTTTTAATTCTTCAGCAGTTTTATCACCATTCTCAATATCACGTTCCTTTTTCTTACATCTGTAAACACATAGGATATTATCGCAAAGGTTACGAATATGAGAGCTACCTAAAATATGAGTAGCGTCTGGTGCTATAGTTTCATCTGCCATCTTACGAGTATGTGCCACTAAAAATATATGTATGTTTAAATCACGACATGATGTTGCAAGTCTATCAATAAACAATTTTTGCTTCTCGTAATTATCTTCAGATATATCACTCATCTTCATAAGACTGTCTATAACAAATACCTCCACACCTAAAACATGTTTGCCATAGTAAAGCGTAGCTATCATATCTTCTGTAGTGGTGCTTCCTGTTTGGTCATATATCCACAACTTGTCTGCTGCACGACCACAAAATTTTCTAATGTAATCCTCTGTAGGGTCTGTAGACTTTAACGATTGCTGAACCATGCGAGAAAGAGTGAGTACTGCCCTCATTTCTAGGCTTGCGATTAAACATTTAGTTTGCTGACCCATAAGAGATAATACGACTTGTGAAAGCCAGAGACTTTTCCCATGTGAACTTACGCCGGTTACAACTGTCAATTCAGATGGTCTCACTCTAAAATCTTGTTCACTCTTAACAAACCCTAAAGACTTACCAGATGATATTTCTTCTGAAAAGTATTTAACAACGTCATCTGCAAAAACAGAACTATCTTTTACTAAGAACTCACTAGAACCATATTCATTATTAAAATATTGAGTAATGGTTTCTTTGCTAACTGTTAATCTATCTAACGCTTCTCCAATTTTCATTTAGCATTATCCCATGCGTTACGAAGTTTAGGAGCTTCACCATCATTCCATCTCTCCTGGTTAAGCAAAGTAAGTGGAGCTGGTGAGAATCCATCCTTCCATGATTGAGTATCTTTCATTTTGTTTACATACCCTATCACTTCATCTGCTATAGCGTCAATGTTTTTGTTAGCCCATCTTTCCATACAGGTTTTCTTGTTGACCTTACGAACATTAGGATAGCTTTCCCAAAATTCTTCAAACCTGTTGGTCGTTTTAACGACATATATATCTTCTCTTATCTTCTCTTCTCTTCTCTTCTCTATCCTAACAGGCTCGTAGTTTTCTACTAGTAATCCTCTAGCAAATAGTTCTTTTGTTATTTTATCAACAAAATCAATAGGATAATGAAGTCTAAAAGCTATTTCAAATAGCTCTGGTAACACTCCATCACTTTCAGAACCAAGACACCACAACTCTATTAAAACAGCTTTTTGTTCAAAAGATAGCTTATGTATATCTATGTTATTTATATAATCCGTACCATAAAACTTAAACCACGTCATCTTTTTTTGATACCTTGGGTTCTTTGGATTATAAAGATTAAACTTCTCCCAGTTCTTAATTTTATACATCTGTATCTTCCAATCCAATATTAATTGATTCAAATATTAAATCATAAATATCTCTTGGCAATGAAAATCCATCAGATGTTGGAATTAAACTAGCTTGTAATAGTGCTTCAATTCTAACTAATGCGTCTCTTTCTCTCATATTGCTCTCCATAAAGTTAATAATGCCAAAAAACATTAACATAACTAATTCTAGTTGTAAACTAATTATTTGTTAGAAAATGCTTGACATGTGTTTTTTATAGGTTTAATGTTCAATTGTCAATTTTAGGAGAGATACATGAAAATTACGACAATGATAGCAACAGCAGCACTATTCTGGGTTTATTTAGGATTATGCTTATGGGTTATGGGTAAGTTAGCAGGTGCAATATGAATAAATACTTATGGCTATTCCTTTTTGTATTTTGGGGGTATATAATATGGCGAATGGTTTAGAACAGATAGCAGATATTCTTAAACGATTGAATGACGAACTTAAATTAAATAACGACAAATGGGAGAGAGCAAATGTCACAGCAACAACACTACGACCAGGTAATGATGGAACAACATCAACAAGAATTACAACAGGAGAGAAAGATGAACTATAACGAACTACGCAAGATTAATGTATCAGACCACATTGAGAAAAAGAATGGTCTATCATACCTATCATGGGCTTGGGCTGTGGATACTCTTCTACAGCAAGACCCAACTGCTACATGGGGATATGGTGAACCTAAACAGTTTGGTGAAACGCTTATGGTATTTTGCACAGTCCATGCGTTTGGTAAGTCTATGACAGCTCAATTACCTGTGCTTAACTTTAGAAACCAAGCTATCCCTAACCCTGATGCTATGGCAGTTAATACAGCTATGCAGCGTTGTTTAGCTAAGGCTATTGCGTTACATGGCATTGGTCTTTATATCTATAGCGGTGAGGATATTCCAGAGTCAGAACAACCAACTCTAAAGGCAGTATCTAGCAAGGACTTTCTATGATAGAACAACGTACAGAAGAGTGGTTTCAGCAAAGATTAGGCAAGGTGACAGCATCCAGAATATCGGATGTTATCGCCAAGACTAAAACAGGTGTATCTACATCTCGTCAAAACTACCTTATCCAACTTGTATCAGAACGATTAACAGGCAAGAAAGGCGATAGTTTTGTTAATCAAGCTATGCTAGATGGGATTGAAAGAGAAAGTGCTGCTAGGGAGCTTTATATGCGAACTAGAGGGGTATCTGTCACAGAGGTAGGTTTCTTTGACCATCCTATTATCAAGAATAGCGGTGCTAGTCCTGACGGAGCTGTAAATGCAGAAGAAGATGGTAAGTATGCAGGGCTTATAGAAATTAAATGCCCTATAGAAACTACCCATACTAATACGCTTATGAGCAAGTCAGTTCCTGGTAAATACATTCCACAGATGCAATGGCAGTTAGCTTGCACCGGTGCTAAGTGGGTAGACTTTGTAAGCTATAATCCTAACTTCCCTGAAGAACTACAGTTATTTGTAGCTAGGGTTGACAGAGATGATACTTACATAGGAGAGTTAGAGGCAGAAGTAATTAAGTTTTTAGACGAAGTAGACCAAACAATTTTAAAACTAAAGGGGTAATATATGGCTGAGTATGACAAAACAAACACGTTTACGTTAAACAAGAATGACAAAGGGGATAATCCTAAACGACCAGACTATAGAGGAAAGTTAAATGTAGATGGTATTGAATTTACTTTATCAGGTTGGGTTAAAGAAGGTCCTAATGGTAAATTTATTGCTGGTGCTGTAGCAATGGTAGCAACTGATGAAAGACTTAAACCGGCTGTTGAGGGTGCAGATGAGGATGTTCCTTTCTAGGAGCATCCCCATTGGCATGATAACTATTTATTCATTACGTACATAGTTACTTCGAATCCAAATCTTAACTCTGTTGCTGATGGTGTTGTCCACATGGCAGTTCTCCTTTCTTTAAGATAGTAGAATTATACGCTTATGTGGATTTACTAGACACAAGAAAAGCATGAAAGGTTTATAATGGATATACAGTCTTTAGAATTAGATGTAGCTTGTTATGCAACTG